ACCACGCAGCAGACCACGCAGCAGACCTCGCAGCAGACTCCGCAGACCACGCAGCAGACCCCGCAGACCACGCAGCAGACCCCGCAGCAGACCTCGCAGCAGACTCCGCAGACCACGCAGCAGACCCCGCAGACCACGCAGCAGACCCCGCAGCAGACCCCGCAGCAGACCCCGCAGACCCCGCAGCAGACCACGCAGCAGACCTCGCAGACCACGCAGCAGACCTCGCAGCTTCAGAAGGATTCTTTTGATAATTCTCCGCCGCTTCTATTGCCTTCCTCGGTCGGTCATCGTTTGGATATACGTCCTCAAAATTCTTCAGGCACAACCGTGCGGCAAAGATAGCCAGTGCGACAGAATCTTCTTTTTCCCATTTCCATACCTTGACAAGTTGCATCCGTTCGCAGGTGACTTTATCATCGCCTTTGATGCACCCACCGAATATCTCAACCTCTGCAAGAACCTCGGGCACGACGTAATTGATTGCATCGATAACATTCTCACAGGCGTTCAGCCCGACACATTCTTTTGTTGGTGCCGGTACGGTTCTCCATTCTCCGATTCTCCATTCAGACTTATCGTAGTCTGACATGATTTTTCCATCCTGTAGTCGTAAGGATTTCCAGAACCGTTTCCTCATTCATCTCACCTCAATATTCATAGTGCCAACCTCGTCAGGATATGGGACTCAAGCTCAATGCACCGGACAGCCAGCAGGAAGTCAGTGAACAGGTCATATCTTGGGTGGACTGGGAGTGTTGATGCAAACATCGCTTTTTCGAGGTCATCAAACGACTGCTTGCATATCTCCGGTGTCGCATCCCAATACGGAGAGAAGTCACACCCCCGTCCATTCAGGAGAGCGAGCCCGAAGTTCAGGGTTCTCACGCAGGTCGCAAGGTTCTTCTCCTTTGCCCTCACCTCAGCTCTCTTCTCAGCATCCTTGAACTGGGAAGTTGCCATACCCAGTATGGACGGGTACGAATCCTTTGACAGCTGGCGCTCAACGAGGTCTTTGAGTTCAAGGAGGGTATCGCTGCTCTGGTGGACTATGGGGGAGCACACTGCCCAGATCGCGTTCACATTCCCTTTCATCAGGAGGTGAATCAGGTGGCCAATCTCCATGAACTGGCAATCGAACTCCTTTCCATCGTGCTCGAACTTCTGTTGTGGCCTTGTGGAGTCAAAGTTCCCTGTCCGAAGATAGACAGAAGCCGGTGTCCGATAGCAGAAGAACAGGTCATAGTCAGATGAAATGTCTGCCATCCCCCACATTCGGCTGCCGACTTCGGTGATGAACAGGTACTCTCGCTCGCTAATGTTCTGAGGGAGATTTATCGGTGGCATCGGTCTCATCTCCGAGGTATCCCTCAAGAACATTATGCTGGTAGTTCTCAATCATGACGCCAGTAACGTCAGGGTCGTTCCTTGCGATGATGTCGGTGTACGCAATCATCGAAGAGATGGCATCTTCCGGTGTGTCACAGTTGACAACCGACGGCTTCACGAACTGATACGTGCCGGGACCGAGCGATATGGTACACTCAAGGCCGTACTTCTTCACACCACCGTTATCAAGAGTGATGTGCAGGCGAGCATTTCCGATAATCTCTTCTCCCTTGATGCCGAGCTCCCTTGCAGCTTGGTCGAGTGTGACGAACTCACCCTCCTTAGCAATCCTCTCAAGTCGGTTCAGCTCATCAATCTCGTCTTGGCTGGCCGGTTCATTCTGGCTGTGGGAACTCGGATCAACAACGAAGACAACCCCCCCGCTGATAGCGTACCCATGCTCCCGGGCGTATTTCTCGTTCATCAGGAACGATAGCTTCCCCTCTTTGGAAGCAGAGAAGATGACACCATCACCGAGCATGATGCCGCCACCTTTGTTCAAAAATCTCTGCACTGGTTTCACATCGTACGGAGCTCCGTCAATGTGTATCAGGTCAGGGAACGAGAGGGACGTCACTTTGCCGTACCTCTTTCCCTTGGCCTTTTTCATCGGTTTTGCCTGCGATTGCATTGTGTATCACTATCTCCTTCTTTGGCATAGCTAGTCTCATCAGAGCCAGCCTGTCAAACTGCATCCTGTTTGATTCTTCCTGAAGCTTGATCAGCACTGCGAGAAGATTGTTGGTTTTCACCTGCTCTTCTCCAATGTCAGGGAGCGAGGCAGCCCTGTCCTTGTCAGTCCTCTGTTGAATGATTGTCCCCCCACCGGGAATCTCAATCACTTTCGGACTCAGCTCATCACGGTATTTCTTCCGGTCAGTCCACATACCATTGATACGTGAAGCCCGGGAAGGCATACCAAACTTTTCAATGTATTTGAGTGCGAACTCTTTGAGAGTCCTGCACTCAAGAACGAGCTGTTTCTCTTCCTTCTTGATTACTTCACCGCCCATGTCAATCGAACCGTTTCCCGATGTCGATAAGAATTTCTCCGAGCAGAACTATGTCCTGTTTAGGGCAGCATCCTTTATCAGTCATGCTGGCGGCGATGTCCCACGCTTTGGCATGTACCTTGAGAACGTGTTGGTTTCTCTTCAGCCACTCCTTGCGTTGTGCCTCTTTCTCTTTTGCGTCCATAGGTTCATCTCCTGACTATATTGAGGGTGTCAAGGTGTATCCACATTCGGAACTTCCTGTTCTTCTTGAGGTGGTTGACGATAGCCATCATCTCTTTGTGGCTGCGCATCTCCATGACCGACACCGGACGGCCATCGGTCAGATGCTCAGTCACACTTCTGAACCAGTTGCCTGTCTCGTCCTTGTGGAAAATATGTCTCTGGTTGATCACAACCGAGACAATCCCGCTCACCTCAATATTCTGGAATCTCATGATGTCACCCTCACGGTAATCATGCCCCGCCCAGCCATCATGTCGAGCATGTCCTTTCCGACAATTTCACCGAGCATACTTTCTGGAGTCAGAAGTTCCCATGCTCCGACAAGGGAGCCAAGAGCCTGAGTCTGAAGTGCGATGCCTTGGTCACCGATGTCACCACCCATCTCCATGTATCCGTGCTCTTTACCATCGAGCCAGTGCGGGAACTCAGCCCTCACGAGTTCCTCGAACTCGTCTTTGGTGGGTGCGTTCCGGGTTGCGACCTTGAAGAAGTGGACGTCTGCCGTATATCCGGTCGGCTGGTGTTGTTCTGGATTCTTGATCTTCACCAGACCACCATCCTCGGTGATAGCGAGACACTGCCCGCAAGTGCAGGCTCCGCGAACCGTGTGGTTACGCACATACTCAGCAAGTCTCATGGTTTCCTCACCTCACGTTCCGTAAAGGTGGGTGGCTCGGGCAGGCTCTCTTTGCTGGCAATCGCCTTAAGTGCAGAGTAGTAATACTCGTCAATCTTCTTGCGGTCTTCCTCATAGGCGTTCCATGCTGCAACGGCAGCCGCCTGTTCCTTCTTGAGTTCTGGGAATGAATGGACTTTCAACTGGATGTCCAGATTGGTGTCTCCTTTCTTGTCACCCCTTCGGCAGACTGGCACAACCTCAAGTCCGTAGGCCATGTAGTTCTTGATAGCCCACGCCTCAACCTCCTTCGAGATTTTTGTGAGTATTTCCTCACGCTTTTTCTCGAAGTGTTTGACAGTCTCAACATTGGGTGTTCCAGAAGTGTCACCGTATGAAGAGTCATTGTGGAGCTTCTTCACGCGGCTGATCATTTCCGACCTGAGCTCTTGCAGAGCTCTAATGCTTGGTGTCTTCGGCTTTTCTCCCATCGTCTCTCACCTCTGCTTTCGGTAGGGCAATATCGCCCCTGTTCACATTATCAACATAGTTCCTGAGCCGGAGAAGGTTCTGTGCTTTCTTCAGCATCGCGTCATAGTTTGACGCATCGCCGGTCACACGCATCTCCCCGCCCTTGCCCGGAGAACCGATGATCAGGTAGTCCGTACCTGAAACCCGGTGGTGGTGAGTGAACTCACCAGTTATCTCAATGGGCATTTCTCGTCCTCTGGTAAGCCACTTCGGCCATCGGGTGTACGAGCCTCATCTCATTCTTGAGCTCTTTGATGTCTTTCTCAGCAGCCTCAAGCTTCTTGAGAAGGGCCGCTTCAGCTGTCACCGAAATCCCTTCGGGTGGCGGCACGATTGAAGTCAGCTCTTCGGTCAGAATTTGAGCTTCTGGAAGGGTGAGGGAAATAGTGAACAAACTCCCCCCGGTTAGCCCTAGCTTAAGTTCATACCCGTCTGCCGGGTCGCAGCTTATCTGGTGTGCTTCAATCTTCACCATTGAAAGTCCTCCGTGAACGCCTGGAAGCGTTTCACACCGACAATGTACCCCCGGCCATCCCTGATAACACCGTCATCAGAGGTGTCAGGAGACCATACATCGGCTCTCATCATCTCACGTGCCACAACAACGGAGGCAAGGTATATTGTCCCTCTCTTTGGGGAAGGGAACGGCACCTTACCGCGTCTATCACCGCACCTGACAACATAGACCTTACTCTTCCCCATCAGAGCAACAGGGATACCCTCTTTCGTGTATCCCTCATCGGTAATTGGTGTGTCGGCTCGTGCTACGAGCCCGGACACCGGGACCCGATGGATAGTGCTGTCAAGATGCACGGTAATTTCATGAGGAGTCAGGTTGAAAAAATCAGTGACGTGTCTATGGACAAAATCGCTGAATATCGTGCCTGAGTCATGTTTTTTATCTCTCACATCTCACCTCATTATTCTCTGCGCCGGTAGGTTCAGCTCACGCCTCATCGCCTTTCCGACCTTACAGGAAAAAGAGGTTATATCTCATTGTAGTGACCGCAATCAGGGCAAGTCCAGCCGTAGACCACTGGCTCCGAACACGGAGCTCCCCAGAACTCGCCCCTACCCTCATGCACGATACGGATCAGCTCATCGGGTATGTCTCTCCACCGAAAGCCGAGATGACAGCCATCGCAGAACTCCAAGTCGATGTGTTCTTCACACCTGTTCTGGTCATAGCAGTGCTTGGGGTTAGGTGTAGCTACCTCACACCCCTCACATGGACTTTTTGACATATCTTCTCATCTCACTGTTATGTATTCCCAGACATTATCCACATGGACAAAGTCTTCGTTCTCAGCACAGTGCTCATCGAGCAGCTCAAACCATTCGTCTCGAAAAAGAATGGCAAGAGTCAGGTCAACGAGGCTTACGAGGCGGGCTCCCAACTTTCTTTTCAGTCGTTTCAGAAACGATTTTAGGCACATCGTAAAGCCACACTCCCTTTCCCAGATACTTGATCAAGAGAGCCTCTGGGTACTCTCTTGCCACCTGATCAGCAGACGTGCTGAAACAGTATTCTTCAACGGTCTTTGGCGGTTCCTTCTCAGTCGCAGGAACGACACGGACAACAAGGAAGCACCGCTCTTGCGAGGACACGAAAAAAGGAAGTCTTCGGTTCACATCCTGAACTTCCTGACTTGCCGGGTGTGTCATGCCCTCTGCGAGCAGCGGCTCCTTTGGTGCTCCGGCCATATCACGCCTTCTGTTTCACTACCAGGAGCGGGTTCACAAGCGCAGCTGCCGAGTCCGGCATCCGGTAGGTCGGCTGGATAAACTTCGCTGCAATCTTGTTGATTTCGTCCTGAACGTTCGGTGTCAGCGTCTTCTCGTGGGTGGTGTACTGAGTCATGGCATTGTAGATGTCATAATAGCTCAGCTCACCGTCAGCAGAGCCCTCAGCGCTGTCAATCTTCCGAGCGATAAGCTCAGAGTGTTTCTTGACAACTCCAACGACCTGCAAGGACATGGCGATGGTGTTTTTCTCGCCGTACTTGATGATCTTGCCCATAGCCGTAGAGACAGCCCGTTCAACAACGCGGGACCCGGCAATCTGCTGGTCAAGGAAGAGCTTGAACTCACTCTCAACCCTCTCGGCAATGGCAGATTCGTGAACCTCCATGATGTCGAGCTCGGGGAGTAAGTGGCCAAGGATACCGAAGTTCCAGCAGATAGACCGCAGGTAATAACCCTCGCCATGAAACGAACGACCACCACCCTGCCACCCATAGGGATTCCTGATCGTGATGCCAGGGGTCAGTTCAGCGTGTCCGTCTGACAATGGTTGAAGGTCATCGAAGAACACACCGAGCCTCATCACATTACCACCGTTCCATGCGTTCCAGACACCGTGAATATTTTTCATATCACGGCTCTTGAGCTCACGGGCAATGGTGTCAATGACAAGACCATGGGAAAGCAGGCCGTATGTCTTATGGACAAGTCCGACCAGCTCACCAGACTGGCTGTTCATCAGACCTCGGTATCTCTCGCTGTACTTTGTGTCGCCGTTGTGACTGAAAGAGACTGCCACCTTCTCAATACCGTCGCTCAGCTCTTTCAGGCCGAGCAACCCATCAAGACCCTCATACTGTCGGGTCTCAAAACCAAATGGTGCCATATTTTCTCCTCTCCATTGAGAGCCACTCCACAGAAAAGAATGGTGTTTGTGAACGGGATACCATCGCTTTACACCTAGCTGCTTGTCAAAGCATAGGAAACGAGCAATTCACTTACATCACGCTTCACCGCTCTTCTCAAAAGTTTCTCTCTCTTCCAAGTCTCGTATGGTTCGTCCGGGTGAATGAGTACAGGTTTGCGGTATGCTCCCCCACTCAGCCCGGTTTCCGGCCATAAGAGGTAAGGTTATTTACCCTTAATGAGGGCAATAACCATCCTCAAAAGTTTATAGAACAGTTTCGCTCCGCGTCGCATCAGAAACACCATCCGGCATCTTTCACTTCAGCAATGGCGGTGTCCCTGTCAAGTCCCTGCCGCATCTTGTGACGGATAAGACCTTTCATGCAGCGGTATCTCTGGGTCGTCTTCTGGCGCTTCATCACTCAGCCCCGGCAACACGAACCATTCTCGGCCTGTGGTTGCTCGGGACTTTCGGTACGAGCCTCGCCACATCAATAGTCTTGAGTCCGTACTGCCGTGCAATGTCGCTCGCTAATTTTCTCATCTCACATCTCCTGCCCCGAAGGGCAGATGCACCCAGACAGAATCGAACTGTCGCATACTCCGTTATAAGCAGAGTGCCTTGCCTCTTGGCCATGAGTGCAAAAAATAATGAAGGTTACTCGAACTGGTATATCCTGACCTCGCTGGGTTTGTTGTCGCAACCCTGCTTGATCTTGATACCGTCGATGATTCTTTCTTTGTCTGCACCATACTGTGACACATATTTCCGACCATCTTTTACAGTCTGGCCTTCCTCGTTGTATGCTTCACAGATAGAACAGGTGTCTCCGTAGTTCATCAGAACCAGTGATGGTGTGGACTTGTAGGTCTTCTCGAACTCAGCGACTAGGCCCCTGAATGTCGGGAGAATGTGTTTCTTCCGCGTCTCATCCACCCTCTTGCGGGCAGCCGAGACTTCCTCTTCGAGCTTCTTGACCTCTTCGGAGTCAACAAAGATGTTCTTGACCGTTCCGACCTTCGCAACAAGTTGGCCATCAATTATGCGGCCAACCTTCCTTTCGGTTGTTTTGTCTAGCATATTCTCATCTCTCTCTGCGGTTCATCTCACTCATCTCTGTGTGCCTGAAGCGGAAGCCGCCCCGCTCCAGATAGCACCAAAAAGAGCAAAAGTTTTACGCCGGTGCTTTTTGGAGTACCGGCGGGGTCAGCTCACTCTCAGTTGCAGCGAAATAGCTCTTCATAAACACCGATTCAGGGTGAATGAAACAGCTCTTTATCGCGCAATCTAAACATGATGCCGTGCATGTCATAATCTTCTCATCTCACCGCTCAGCTCATCTGAGTCCGTCCGGTCAAGGACACACCTTTAACCGGATTCCGGCTCGTAAAAAAGAGGTTATGGAGGGAACGTGCAAAAAATGATTAGGCTAATGCTGGTGCCGCGGTGAGCTTAATTCCCCAGACACGCTCAATGTTGGTCGTGTACCGTGTCTCCTTGTTGTCCTTGTCGCGTACGGCATAGTTGTATCCCGGTGCCGCTTCATCGGGACGGAACGATACTCCGTTTGCGGCTGCTGAATCCTCATGGGACTTCGCCCACGAGTCCGTGATGTTGCCGTGCTCAGCTACTCCCTTGACCCCGGTGGAACCGGAAGCCTTTTTCACGCTCTTGCCTGGCCGGTATCCTGCAAGCGAGGAACCGACAAGCTCAAAGAACTGTTCGTACGCTCCATTCAGGGAACTGACAGCGGTCTGTACCTCGTCCGGGACTTTTGGAGTCTCAACAATCCGCAGGACATGTTTTGCCTGAATCAGTCCGGTGATGTTGATGTCCGTGTAGTCGCAGTCCTCGTCAGTTTCCACCATCTTGAGCATCTTTTTGCCCTTTTCGGTGAGTCCTTCGTACCGTACCGAGCGAGCCGCCGGTGAATCAAGATATGCCTTTATGACCGAGGCCTGCTCTGCATGGAGCTCGAACATGTGGACGAGGGTTTTGCCGACCGTGTCGATAAATCCCTGTTGTGCATCGCTGAGCACGAAATCAACCTTCTCAACTTTCTTGACCGACTCCTTTTTGGAGCTGGTCTTTGTCGCTGGCTTTGTCTTTGATGCCATTTTTCTCATCTCTCGCGTCAACTCATGGCTCAATCCACCCGTACAGCCATTACTCCATAAGGGAATAATAGAGAGCATGACTAAGTACGGTCTATGGCTAAGCATAAGAACCGGCAATCAATATTACTACCAGTCATACTAAAGAGAAGAGAAGAGAGAAGATTTAATCTCGTCGTCGGGTATCGTCCATACGGTTACCCGTACAGCCCAGCTCACCCGCCCTGCACTCGTGTAAAATCAGGTTGCGGAACGCCTGCCTTCTCTCCCTGCCGCCCCCCTCGTCTCGCACCTTGCGGTGGTCATAGGTCATAGGGGAATACGGTTTGAGCCTTGGCCGGGCACGATACCTGAAGGGGTGTTGTGAGTGCCATGCTACCCGATGAGTTGGTTTGCCTGTGTCGTGCTCCCCGCCGGAGGTTATCCGTCCTTTAATACCGCCGCTGGCTTGGTCGGGGAGAGCACCCATCTCCGTAATAAGGTATGCTGCCTGAGTATATATAGCCTGCTACGTAGGTTATATATAAAGGTATCTGCTACCCCTTTATATACCACCTACCCTATCCCGTCGTGGTGTGGCGTGCTAACCCGTAGCATGGGGTGAAGCGCACTTCCTACTATATATAGTCTGCTGTGTCAGACACCCGACAGCCTCACGTCAGACACTTCCCCGGCCAGACCTCGCTCGGATGCTGCCATAAAAATTTCGGAAATCAGGACGACCCCTTATCGGAGGGGGGAGAAACGGGAAGGCATCGGGAAGATTGCAGGTAACAACAGGTTACCGCCTTAAAGTTACCGAAGGTTACAGTATGGCACAATTAAGGTTACGGAAGGTAACAAACGAGGTAATCCGGGTTACATCAGGTTACACCGCATCGCATCGGGCGACAACCTTTAATAAAGGTTCACTCACAAACAGGGAGTGTATGGAAAAACAGCGTTTTGAACCCGCCCAGGTCAGGCGGCAGGGAACCCATCGGCTGACCGACGAAGACCGGGCGAAAGGGTGGGCTGCGCCCAGAACCGGGGACGGCAACCCCATCATTTCCATCACCCGAAGAAGGTGGTGCTCCCCGAACTGCATTGTCTTTTACCAATGCCCCCTAATGCCCATCGCGCTTCAGGCGAAAAAGGGTGAACGGGCCTGTCTCATCAACGGAAGGTACGACCCGAAGGAAAAAGGGTTCGTGAAGACAGGCGATAAGTTACGGCGACGGTTCATCAACATGTTCATGTCCGGTGAAGACGGGCTCATTGACGAGATGATGCGCACCCTTTTTGACTTCTCTATCGAAGCGGCCACGGCAACCATCCAAGACCGTAAGGATTACATGGATATGCTGCTCAAGACGTACCGCTCGCTGTTCGGCGATCATCATGCGGCCAGGATTGTCGAGCCAGTCACCATCACCCTGCACGAAATCGGGTTCGATGGCGAAGAAATCATCCACCAGAAAAAGCACGTCAAGGCGCTCATTCAGGACACCAACCAGACCCGGGCCCTGAAAGAAAAATTTGCGTGCCGCCAAGCGGCAGCTCACGACCCGGAGAGCCTTGCCGACAGCCCGATATTGACAGAAATACTGAACCACGAAGTTACCATAGGTAACATTGATAAGGGAGTGTTACCAAATGTTACTGTAACAGAAGGTAACATGAATGGTGTTCGAGAGCAGACCAATCAGGATTTCGGAGGATGCGGAGAAAGCAGCCCTGAAGTACGGACGCTCGGTGAGTCAGGGAATCCTCCAGATGGAGGCGAAGCTGAACTCCAGCCCGGGCGCGGGGGTGCTGAACCAGTTTGACATCACCGCTATCGAAAAGGTAATGACCAAGGTCATCGAACGATTGAGGAACTAAGAACAACATCATGAGAAAGGACGACCCCTCGAAACGGCAGAAGCACGATATGATGAACTGGATGAAACCGCCCCGGACGATTGAGGACATCAAACGGCGCGTCCCAATTGACCCGGACACGCTCACGAAGAAACTTGAGCACGACGCGAAGCGGGCACCCATCGAAGTACGGCAGTATATCGTGAAGCTCCGTACCCAGCTGCTCAGGGGGAAGTTCAAGTACGTGGAGGCGTTGAACGTATGAAAGTTATACTGTGTGTCAGGTGTCCGGTCTGTGGTGGTTCCGGCGCTGTGGAACCGTCATTTGGATCGGGGTGCGTCTACTCCCCCGGACAGAGCATCACAGCTGCAACATCGTCAAAAATGTGCCCGGCCTGTAATGGTATGGGGTATCAACAGTGTGAGGCCGATTGCTGATGGACACCAAGAACTCACCAAAGCATCAGGCCATCGCTCGGCTCAAGGCGATGACCGACGAAACACGGATGAGCCAGATTGAGCAGAGACTCTTGAGAGTTGAGGGGCATCTTGACAACATACTCGCAGATGTCAGGCTTTTAAAATCGGAGTTGAGTCACATTGGCAGAGGGCGTGCAAATCGTTAAAAGCGAAGTGGTCCCGGTTGACTCTATCCGGCCAAATGACTACAACCCGAACAAGATGCCAGGCTCCGTGTATGCTTTCCTGAAGAAGTCAATCGCAAAGTGGGGGTTCCTGCAGGCCGTTATTGTCACAACCGATAATGTCATCATCGACGGTGAGCACCGCTGGAAGGCCGTAAAGGAACAGGGCGGCACCGAAATTGAGATTAAGCGCGTCGATATGACCGAGGAAGAAGCCAAGGCCAGCACCATCAATTTCAACCAGACGAAAGGCGAGGCTGACGAAGAGATGCTCGGTCGCCTTATCCGTTCCCTGCACGAGTCGATGGGTGCCGACAAGCTCCAGCAGGCCATAGTCCTTGACACGCGGAGAATCAACAACCTCATCAGGAGATATGAAGAGAGCCAGAACCCGGCAACCGACACGCATGTTGAAGACCCCACACTTGAGACCACAATCCAGCATGGCGACCTTATCTATCTGGGTGGCCACCGGCTGATGTGCGGGGATGCCACCAATAAGGACGATGTCGGGATGCTCGTCGTTGAAAAGTCAGCGCTCACAATCACAGACCCGCCGTATAACGTGGGGTACGAATACCGGGATTACAAGGACAACCTGACAGCCACCGAGTACCGCGAGTTCATCAGGAAATACGTTGAGAACTGCCTTGAGTACAGCGCCTTCGTTATCATCACCCCCGGCAACGGAAATCTCCGGTACTATTACCAGCAGTTCGATGTGATTGATCAGACTGTCTGGAACAAGAAATATTCGGGAACTGGCGGTCACGTGTGCCGGGCGATGGTCACAGAGCCTATCCTCTATATTGGTAAAAAACCTGCCAATAAATTCCTCGACACTGACTACATGGAAATCATGACCGACCGTCAGGACGGGCTCAGGGAGAAGCACTCATGCCCGAAGCCAGTCCAGCTCTTCAAGAATCTGGTGGTTGTCTTTACGGTTCTGGGTGATACCGTCATTGACCTGTTCGGTGGAAGCGGTACGACCCTGATGGTGTGTGAGCAGAACGGGCGGTTTTGCAGCATCATGGAGCGGGACCCTGTGTACTGCCAGAACATAGTGAATCGGTGGGAAGCCTATACCGGCAAGAAAGCGGAGACAGCCGATGGTGAACAAACTTAAACTCTCTCTCCACACGAAGCAGAAAGAGATTTTCCTTGACCGGCACCGTTTCAAGGTGGTAGTATGCGGGCGGCGGTTCGGGAAGACCGAGCTGGCCGGCCAGACTGTGGCCTACCGTGCCATCAAGAACCCCGGGTGGATGATCTGGCTGATAGCCCCCACGTTCCCCCAGACAATGTATCTCTGGCGCAGGATTAAGCGGTTCATACCTCCCGGTGTCGTTGCCAATATTAAGGAGGGCGAGAAGTCGATTGAGCTGAAAAACGGCTCCGCAATCTTCGCAAAGTCGGGTGACAATCCCGATTCTCTGGTGGGGGAAGGTCTGAACTTCTGCATCGTTGACGAGGCTTCACGGTGCAAGGAAGAAGTCTGGGAGGTCATACGGCCGGCACTGGCAGATAAGCTTGGAGAGTGCTGGTTCCTCAGCACCCCTGTTGGAAAGAACTGGTTCTGGGAGCAGTCGCTCACCGAGAAAAAGGATGAGGAATACAAGACGTTCCATTTCACATCGTGGGATAACCCCCTGCTTGACCGTAAAGAGCTTGAGAAGATGAAGACCTCGCTTCCTGAGCTGATTTACCGGCAGGAGATTATGGCTGAGTTCATTGACTCTGGTGGTGTCGTGTTCCGCACGTTCCACTCAGTCCTCAATGCTCAACTCAAACCGCCCGAGCCAGGGCATGTCTATGTGGAGGCAGCAGATGTCGCTAAGTATCAGGACTTTACTGTTATCACTGTCGCAGATACCGCCACAAACGAGGTGGTATATCTTGAGCGTTTTAATCGCCTTGACTGGGAGTATGTGCGCGGTCGTATTTCAGATGTATCTCGTCTTTATTATGATGCTCTCGTCATCATTGATTCTACTGGCGTTGGCGAGCCTGTGTATGAAGAACTGAAAAAAGTGAACCTTCCGATACAGCCGTACAAGTTCACGGCTGGGACGAAGCCCCAGCTCATCAACAACCTCATGCTCATGATTGAGAACAAGTCTATCTCTCTTCCACCCATTGAAGAGCTGATCCATGAGTTCAACATTTTTGAGTATAAGCTGAGTGAGACCGGGACATTCACCTACAAGGCTCCGCACGGTCACCATGATGATATTGTTACAAGTGTTGCGTTAGTTGCATGGGGTCTTGACCGGGCGTATGGAGTCAATGTTGTCGGCATAATTGACGGGGATACCCCGGCAGAACAGACCGAGGGAAGACCGCGGGAAGAAAGTGAAAAGTCCCTGTGGGATAAGGACGATGATGTTGATGTTGTGGACTGGGATGCGGAGGTTTAAATATTAAAACTCTTCATTACCTTTCATGGACACAATCTCTAAAAGGCGTATTCAGCTTACCGACTCGGATTTACTCACAATAGATGAAAGGATTGAAGAAGTTACAAAGTCTCAACAGCAACCTCAGCTCATTATGCGAAGGGAATTGGGAGATGTCAATGTCCTTTATTCCGGGCAGCCAGACCCGGACGAGGGTTGGGTAACTGACGACACTGGAAAACTGATTGGTGAGTTGACAAAATCCTCCCGCAATATCGTCCCCTCTTTTTATGAAGGTGACCAGCAGGTAAAAATCGAGCACAAGACCCGCGAAGACGTCACCGATACCGATGCCATCCGGCGGGCTATCCACACCATCTCGAACTATTACAACACGCTGGGTATCTACCGGGACGACTTCGATAAGCTGAACAACGATAAGCTGGCAAGGAACGCGTACTACGCCATCTGCGAGAAGGCAGTCATGGACTATATGGGCGCCGTGACTTACGAAATCACAGACCAGTACGGCGATACCTGCGATTCGGCCATGGACTTTTTCTGGGAGCCAAACCCACAGGACGGCTTTGAGGACATCCTCAAGATGCTCGTCCGAGACCTTGTCCGGTACGATGCCGCGGTCATCGTAAAATCGTTCAACAGGGGAGGTCACCTCGCAGAAATCAAGACCTATATGGGAACCGAGTTCTGGCGGGAGCAAGACCGGGTCCCGCTCATTATCAACGTCCCGGCACTGGCCGGCTTCGATATAAAGAGAGGTATGAAGAATTACCAGACCCCAACCTATCAAGGATGGTGGTCTCATGGGTACACCGAGCGGTTCTGGCAACGGTCACGCACCGGGGTCTATATCCCCTTCCAGCCAGAGGAAATAGCCTATTTCATGCTCTACCCGCGCACTGACGGCATCTACGGCACCGACTTCCTCAAGTACCTCAAGTACCAGCTCCAGCTTCTCATTGACTCAACCATTGCGGCAGGGAAGTCCTTTGAGAACGGTATGGTGCCGTCCGTTGTCTTTGAGCACCCGGAGATTCGGAACGTTGACCAGCTCAAGCAGCGCATCGCCCAGATGAAGGCCGAGAACCAGGGGCGGTACAAATTCGGGTCGGTCATCCACACCGTCAACGGGGAAAAGGTCACGACACTGGCTCAGACGCTTCACGAAATGGAGTGGCTTGAGGGTCAGAAGTTCGTGGCTCAGCTCATCTGGGCAATGTGGGGATTCTCACCAGAAGAGTTCATGGGAGGCGACTCGAACCGGGCAACTTCGTATGTGAAGAGGAACATCACAAAGAGCCGGCTCCTGTATCCCATGATGGACTACCTCGAGCGTAAGCTCAACCGTGAGGTACTCCCCTACCTCAGGAACTGGCGCCGGGGCTGGACATTCAAGTTCATCAGGGACATTGACCTTGACGACGAGCAGAAGATTTCCCAGACCAATGCCATCAAGGCCACAACGGTCGGAACCTACCTCTCCCTGAACTTCCCAGTGGAGCTCGCCCTCAAGCTTTCCAACGTGGGAGACGACCTTTCAACTGTCGATGTAGAGACTCTTCAGCAGACCATCAGTGAAGCTCAGATGATGGAAATTCAGGCCGGTGGACAGGGTATGTTGCCACCCGGTGACAACTCTGCCGATGCTGGCATGGAAGAAGCCGGGGGCGAGCAGGGCCGGTACGGTTCTGCGTCCGGTATGTACGAAGCCATGACATTTTCTGATGGTGGGCAGGGAGCTGAGAGCAGCAAACCACGCGACGCGGCAAAGGACGAGGAGTCATACAAGAAAGCCGAAGTCGAAGAGATTGACTGGTCGGAGATAAGGAAAGGCGATACCCTCATTGATGACGACGGGACTGAACTTCACGTGACATTCATTGACAATGCTATGATGAAGGCGAAGGTCTACATCATGCACCCGAGCGAGGCTCCGCGTGGGCGTTCCGTCAAGCTCGGCAGCCGCGGTGGGTATTATTATATCACAACCGAGCGGCACCGTGGCGGGGGTTCAAACGTGACCGGCTCTGCCGGTAAGAAGAAAAGGAAGAAGTCTGAGCACAAGGGCTGGCCAACCACAGGAGCGAGAGAGGAACCAGAAAAAAACTTTGACCTGCCCGAACCGCCAGACTTCGGGCTCGACAAGCAGGTGAGAGTCTATGGCAAGGGCGTTGGGGTTGTAGCCGGGCTCAGGAACGGAAAGCTCCAGGTGCGGAGAGTCAAGACTCGGGCAACCGAGCAGTTCATCAGGAAGGTCATCTCATGCGGGGGCTCGCCCGGAGCTCCTGAAAAGTTCCTGAGCTGCATGAGGGAAGTCGGAAAAGAGATGGGTTTGGAAGTTACTTGACGGCGATTGGCACAACTCCGTTGGGCTTTTCCGAAGCCATCTTTTTGACGTATTCGGCCAAGCAGTCAATCCCGCAGAAGTGAAACACTTTCTGCTTCCTCTCGCTGATGCTGTGGCATTTGTCAGTTGACCCATCGCATACGACTTTTATGGCCGTGATAGTCTCAGCCAAATCCGGGTGGCTCGCCTGTATCCAGCCCGGCTCGTTCCCAAGCTGAGGGGTCTGCTTCCCGCAGTTGTTATCACATATAATAACCTGTCTGAATGACATGGCAATCAATCTCCTTTCAGTTCGCTATCTCATAAGTCTTTCTCATCATCCGCTCAGCTCATTGTACAGGGTGATGGTTCTGGTTATCTTGTTGTACAGGACAACCTTCTTGTACAGGTGAGCATAGGCAAGGTCTGTGAGCAGCAGGGTATCCAAAACAGTTGTCCTCAATCGGGTCCCGGATATTCTGTCAGTGAAGGCAACCGAGTCGGTGAACGTGTGCCTCAGTCTTGTTGCCACCGCATCTGAAAGAGCCACGCTGTCCGTGAACGTGTGCCTCAACCGCGTTGTCTTGGCATCGGTCAATGCAACCGAATCGGCAACCGTAGTACGGAGTCTTGAGGCTGAAATAGCATCGGTGGCAGCCACAGAATCGGTCACCGTCACGGTCGCAAGTATCCCAAAGGCATCGCAGAACACGGCTGGTTGGTTATCATTCGCAACAGCGTAAGCATGACGACGGAGAGCGCACTTGATGGTATCCCCGATGTCGTCTGCTCCAAGAGTCAACGTTGTTCGTGTCGCTGCATACGGAGTGGCATCAGGAACTATCTGGATATACTTTGTCGAAGTGTCAACGTCAATAGAAGAACTGTCAGTCGTATTCTCGTAGTACCACTGGATACTGTCAGTGGCGTAATTCGTTGAGATGAGGGTGGCTCTGAGCCTTGCGAGTGTCTGTTGTGCAGTCGTTGTAGTCAGGTAAACCTCTTCCTGAGTATCGTATCGCATCCCGTGAGGAACTCCCCCGATCATATATGTAACCCCGTTGGTGGAGGTGGATTCATGTGCATTAACTTGTACCCCATATACCGAAGGTAACCCAAGTGCTGAGTTCATAGCATATTGAGAGAAACCAAATGCCGCACTCGTTGATGAAGGGGTTGGTACAGTTGTTGTCGATGCAATTAGGACACCGTCGCAGTAAAATCTTGTTGTTGTACCATCATAATCCAATCTCATTTTATATGATTGGTTGACTATAAACCCACCATTTGAGAAAGCGACCCCATTAATTTTACTATCCTGACCATTCGGTCTGAACTGTATTTGCGCTCCAGTATTAACATCAGTCCACGTTGAAAAACCCATGTAGAAAGTATCGTAATTCCCAATGCCACCAAATGACATTACCCAATCGATGCAAAACGGTTTAGTGGTATCAAATCTCATACTGTTGAATCGGATACCTCTTGATGGGTATAGAATTAATATCCTCCCATTTGTTGTATCAACACTAGGATATGGGCTGCCTCCCGTCCCAATACCTGTAAATTCTGCATCGGTTGCCCAGTTAAAATCATCACTAAACCGTGTCGCAGGAGTATCCAAATCTACCTGAGCACCCCTTAACATGGGTTTCAGGTAGTACCGGGTGCCGGATACCTCTATAGAGAACCAATGTGTATGCAAATTTCCCGCACCCGCCGCAGAAACGACAGAATTAATTTTCATACGTCCGTTAGTAAATGTAGTATCGGTTCCAGAAATATCAGGAGTTCCGGGTTTTACTCTTGCTTTTGCTCCGGTAGTTTGCCACATATAGACAACATGGCTTCCAGTTGCAGCATTCCAACTCACTTCAATAAATGTAGTTTCACCACGGTCGTAGTAACTTGTAACTGTTGCCGTAGAACCAACCTGTGTCCAACCACCAACAAGTCGCTTATATAATCTCATTTCAGACACGCCGGTAGCAATAGTGTAATAAATTCCCACCCAGTAAAAATTACTTGCATCTTGTTTACCATATTCAAAAGAGTTAATTGTTTGTACCCCATCGGCATCACCCAAATCGGCAAACGAAACCTTGTGCGTTGCTGTTGAACTTTTAAATGCGGTAAGTAACGCTGTTGCCTCATCTAATGCGTCAGAGGATAAGGTTAAATATCCGGGTGTTACCGCACCAGTTCCGGTTATTGTATATCGACCAGTAGAATCAACTGGGAATGTATCGAGATAGTGGAATCCGGTTTCCTCACTAGGGACGGTCGTCCGTCCGATAATATTGTTCGCTCTGATAACAATACTCCACAGTTGGAACTCTTTCGCTACTGCCTCATTCGTGTACCCGACAACACCAGTGTACCCGTAATTGTAAGTCGCGTCGAAGATTGTAACTTGAGGTGCGGTGGGTTTCGTCGTTTCGTACACATACCCCCAAAAGACACCTTGGTCTGGGTTCCAGTCGGTTTCAATATAACAGTAATCCCCATCAACAAGTCCGGTCACTTCCGTCCCGGTATCAGTAACAGTAACATCTTTCACAGTACAGATATGCCACGTTGCATCTGCCTGCCGAATAACACCAAGACCGTACCCCAGAAGCAAGTCTCCGGTAGCGCACATCTTGATATTAACGTAGTCTCCCGCAACACAAGCGGCGGGAAGTTTAACCTTCTTGAGTCTGTTACCACGCCCGAATTGATAACTTCTGAGTCGTTCTCTGACGTAGTTTCCTGCGACATTACCTGTTGTCAAATTTAGGTGGTCGGTACTGAAAGCAACAGTTCCGGTAACTGCTGCGTATCGTGTTGAAGTGTCAGCACCAAAAGTGTCAGTGTAGGCTATTGATGGGCAGAAAGTAATCTCATTCACTGTGATGGCAGTTACAATCACACCGGCAGCATAATCCTTAACACCGATGCTTGGAACAGTTGGGGAAGACGCAGCAACGGTTTTAGTGTATGCACCACTCATCCCATAAATTGCGACTGTGTAATTTGTCCCGTCATAAATTACTTCTGCCCGGAAATCTACATTGCTGGCAAGCGTTCTTGTAGTAGTCTCAAGAATCTTCGCTTGACCATTGATCCAGAGCATTGACCAGATTACGTCACCAGTTATCCTTAACAACCTATAATAAGAGTTGTCCCCAATATAGAGGTAAATGGCTTGGTCGGTATCTACCCAATCGGTATCGAACTGTGCAACCATCTCCCATTTCCCGGTTGTGCATGTCGATGGAAGCACCCTCTCAATCTTATCCCCATACGCCATTGTGAGGACACCGGCAGCGATTGTCGGAGTACCAGTAACAGTATATTGTGCTAACGTATCATTCGAGAAGTCGTCCTTAAAGAAGAACCTCTCTACGCCATTGTTATCCTGAGAGATGGAGATTGAGGAAACCATTGTCCCTCATCTCACGCGGGTGCGACAGTCAACTGATACGTGATTTCCAGAGCGTTGCTCTCATTGTCCCTGACTGGTGAGAAGACCAGACGAATGAGCGGCGCACTTGTTCCCCCGACAGCTGAGTCAAACAAGACCATCTCTGCGACTGCTGTTCTTCCAGCGGTGGCCGGGAACTCGGCAATAACCTGATAGACCTTGTTACCGTTGCCACCTTCTGCCTGGACTGACTGGGTCCCGACAATCCTTGCGTATCCACCAGTGGAATACTCTGCGAGAAGGCCGGTCTGGCCATGAGCTGCTGCTGTTGCAGTGCTTCCGATGCCGACATACTTGAATACACCGGACGACTTCGGGGTTGAATTGGCAAGCCACTTGACAATATCAACCGCACCGAGGTCAAGAACCATGTTCTCATCAATCTGTTCAGAGCCCGGAACGTACTCGCCGGTCTTCGGGTCTTTGTAGCGGGTGATTGCCCGCCCCTTGAATGGTAATCCATCACTCATTATCAATTCCATAACTCACCTCATAATGGTGCATAAACGTAGAAAGTGTCAACTTCGCTCGGTATCACATCGCCGTCGGGATAGGTAGCCTTTACCTGTGTCCTGTACTCTCCCACTTCATCAAGGTCTCCTGAAATAGTCTCATAGGAAAGAGTACCGGCTGTCAAGCTGACAACAGACGGTGTCTTCGTGAGCTTCGTACCGGACGGCTTTGTGATGTACAATGCAAGACTGGTGTACCCCGTCAGATCAAAACTCGTCCTGATGTCAAGGTTTATTCCAACAGCGTTCTGATAGACCAGAGTCATCAATCAATAGTTACTGACAATGTATTTAAATATTAGTCTCGACTTCTTATAGATTATATAACCACTTCGTTAGTGTGTTGTGAAAGTGAGATGAGACGATGGAACCTATTGGGACTATTCAAGGAATTTTCAAGTGGGAAGCACAAGAGTACGTGGTGCTTGACACCATCAAGAAGACGCTCTTTGACAGATCGAGGAACATTTTCTATGCGATAAACTTCGCCCCTGGCTTCAAGAAAATTGAAAGCGGAAAAGACGTGGCCGACTCAGTCATCATCGACATCGTGTATGACGAACGGTCACCGTCGAGGACACTCATCACCGACCCGCACAAGGTCAAAGGTGGTGTCATCATGCCGTATGTCACGGACTACCCCGGAGAAGTTGTATGGCTCGGGTACTTTGAAGTGCCGGGCTATGATAAGTACCTGAAAGGCGGGGAGCATACCGTCACCATCAAGGTCGCACCGAGAAAGCGGTGGTTCCCGAGTTTCAGGGCTCGTGACTTCTCTGCCGAAGCGGGCGGTGTCGTACAGACCTTCCCGTTCATGATTGTCGATGACAGGCGACCGGAGTGAGTACCATGCCCGACCCAGCATCAATACCTCCTAACCCGAATCCGGGGTACAACTACGACCCCTATAAAGATGAGGGCTGGGAGTGCGACGACCTTTACACCCGCTTCATGATGAAGTACACCGGGACGACTGGCGGTCTCTTCAGCACATGGAGAGAACGGCACATTGCGATTGCCGGCCTGTGGGCTGGACTTCGAGCTGCCCAGTTCGCTGACATACCGGAGTGTCCCCCCCTGTGGATGGATGAACTACAGTACTACCGTGGCATGGCGCTCATCTCGAACGTCATCAAAATCTACGGGACTTCAGCCGCTGCCACACTCGCAGGGGTTCTCATTGCACTGAAACAAATGGGAGTGATTTGAAGATGGACGCCAGAGCTGCAAACAAATGGGGAACGAAGACAGGAGACACAACCAGCGCGTATGTCGAAGCCCTCCGCATGGACCTTCGCGGTTTCGGGAGGCAGGGGAAGTTCATCGCCTTCCTCAAAAACACGCACGCGACCTCAACGATGTATTACAAGGTAGACCTCTACCTTGTCAGTGAGGATGCCACGCTGTCTCAACTCACGAAGGCCGGGAAGGCCGAGACTTCGATTGCTGCGGCAACCCAGATCGAAATCACCACGACAGAAGTCCCATACAACGTAGTTGTTGTAGTCTCTGTCGAACAGAACAGCGCAGCCGGGACATACCAGCTCGACTGGACTACGTACTGATGCCAACTGTTACTGAAGCCTGGAAACAATCAGAGCCCTCGCCGGGCATTGGAGACCTCAAAGAGCTTCAGGTCTGGGAGTTCAAGCCCGACATTCTCAACAGCCCGAGGAAAGTAAGGGGGTACTTCCACGAAGAGACCGTGGATAAGGACAATGAGATTATCACGGCAGAGGCCATGAGACAGTCTGTACCGGACTTCATGCACCTGCCGGTACTCCATGACTTCCACAAGGAACGCCCGGTCGGGCTGGCTACCAAGATTATTGAGTACCCGGGCAAGAAGTTCTATTTTGAGGGCGTCTTCAAGGCAACGAGCGACTGTGATGATGTGTGGGATCGTGTTCTCAAAGGAGAATACAATCAGCTTTCAATCTATGGGAAGCGAACCGCATATTCTGAGTCATGCAAACTTCCTCAGTTCATGCGAACCTCCCCCTGCAAGACTCAGGGGATACGGTTTGACTCAATCTCTGTGTGCGATGAGAACGCACGGAATCCACTGACATCTCTTGAGGTGGCGAAAGGGGGAGTTGTACTCGTAGATGCAGAAACGCTTATAAAGGCAGAGTCAACAGACTCTTCCTTAATCCACGTAACCACAGATGGGGTTAAGCGTATGGATGAAAAGAAAGAGCCCGAACAGGAGACTGGAGAAGTCCAGAAGTGTCCCTGCTCTGCAAGAGGGAAGGTTGAGAAATGCGCCCCCTCCTGCTCTGGTAAGAAAGAGGAAGTCGAGAAGTCGGCTGCCGAATCACCAGACCTCTCAGCAATCCGTATGAAGGTTGATGAGATGAGCGCGATACTCCAGAGACTTGTTGAGTCCGATGCGAAGGTTCATAGCACAATGACCAAGGGGAAAACTATGGTTGATGAACCACCCAAAAAGGATGAAACCAAACCCGAAGACGAGGTAAAGAAAGCCGAGGTTCCGGCTGTCCCTTCCAAAACGGAGACCCCGCCTGCGGTTGACGTTGCATCCATCGTCAAGGCACAGACAGACGAACTCAGTAAGGCACTCACCTCTCTCACAGAGAAAGTTGAAACCCTTACGAAAGCCAACACCGAAAAAGAAACGGTGATTAAGGCTCTGACAGACAAGATCGAGAAGATGGACAAAGAGGTAATCCGCAAGAGCGGCCCCATTGTCGTCATTCCCGAGCAGCTGGGCAAAGCTGGCGGTGATCCGTTTGGCATGACAAACGCACAAGCGGTTGCCGAGCTGGAAACACAGGAGAGGAAGTAAATGTACAACATCGACTTTTCAATTGTCGAGAAGGCGCACCGTGGCTTCAACTTCCCTACCGGGATTGCAGACGCGGGTCGCATCGGCGAGATGATGTGGTCGGGCATACCTGACGGAGAGCGCGTGGGACTTCGTGAGCTGAACAAGGCTCGTGACAGGTTCCTTGCTAACCATGCAGGTATGGTTCCGCTCGTCCCGCCCATTCCTGACGAACTCATCAGGAAAGCAATCTTCGACATTGGCAACTCCCGCCATTCGAGCGGAGCAGACTATAATGAACAGGTTGAACCACTGCGAAAGTCCCTGTACCAGTACTGGGACAAGTGGTCTGAAGATGTTGGCAAGGCGCTCATGATTGAGCTCCCTGATGGTTGTGAGCTTAAGAAAGCTCTGACAGCCGGGTCCAGCAACCTCATGCACATCATCGCAGATCAGGACGTGACATACCTGTACAAACGGCCGTACCCAGTCCAGGCACTCATTCCAACCGAGGCCAACAAAGGTAAGACCGCCGCATGGGATGTCATCGGGCCTTTCGACTTTGGGTCTGCCGCAGCCGTCACAGAAGACGCTAACCTGACAGAGTCAGACATCACGACCTACTACCGCACAACCGTTGTCCGGTACATGGCGGCAGTCGGACGTGTCACCAAGGCAGCTCAGCTCGCTGGGTACTCACAGGTCCCGGCTCGTGACGTTCTCGCCATCCGCATTGATGCAGCACAGGACGCACTTCGGGCTCTCCGTGAACGTATGATGATCGGTGTCAACAAGAACGTTGCCGATACCACAATGGCGTTCACAGCACCGAGCGCACTTGAGTATGCTGGTCTGTACCAGCTCATCGCAGCAAACACGTCCAGCACAACCGGCGACCAGATGTGGATTTCCTCAACAGCAGGAACATACGACGGCATCAACAAAGACCTCGGCACAGTCTACAACAAGATGGTCAAGTACGGTATGCAGCCGAACCTTGCCATCTGCGACTACCGAACCTTCGACATCTACCGGCGCGGCCTGATTGAGTACTTCCGTACCGAACCCATCAAGGAGTTCGTGCAGGGGGTCAGCAAGATTTCGCTGGTCTTCCCCGGACAAGACGGGCTGCCGCTGGTTCCATCGGCGTTCATGAACCAGAGCGCGGCATCGGGGGCAATCATGCTCATTGATACCCGCCTGTTCGCCCGCCGGTCGCTCTGGCAGGACATGTACGAAGACCTTGCCAAGATCAACCTGTCTCAGAAATTTGTCATCTCAGCGTCAGAGACCCTGATTGACAAGTCTGACATCGACGGGACAAGCTCACTGCAAGGAGGTATCTTCAGCATCGCCTGAGGAGGTACTATCATGTCAGCAGACGCAATTCTTCCAAAAGAGTTCAACACTCAACACGTGATGCCCATACTAATCAAGGTTCAGAAGGTCACTCAGCATGACTGGATTAACCTTGCAAACTGCAAGGGTGTTGCAGATTTCAGGGCTCACACAACCCCGGTCGGAGTAGCCGCAAATGTCGAAGAGACCTGGCTCTATGGTCCCGGTGACGTTGACCACGCATCCGGTACTGCATACGACGCAACGACCACAAGCATTGTCGTTAACGGTATGTACTACGGAACTGGTGCAAACCCGAGACTTCCGCCCTACTACATCCTGACAGGCGGAGGGGAAGTCATCGAAGTTCTCGCAGACTCATTGCCCCTGACCGCGGCAGGGACTCTCACCATACGGCGTGGGTGTCTCGGCACGACAGCAACGGCAACCGGGCTGGCAGATAACGATAGGTTCGCAATCCTTAACCAGATTGTGCTTACCTCGTCAACGGTCGGGTTCACACTCGGTCATGCCTTCCCGCTCCCGCAGGATGAATACACCAAGCCATTCGCGTGAGGTGAGATGAGATGTCGTGGCCCATGAGACTTTTCAAAAAGTCGTCTGACGGAACCACCGTCACTCTTGAAGATTATGTTACCGGGGGGCTTATAGCCCCCTCACTTCACGTCAACGCATACTCTCCAACCTACCTGACGTCAGCACTCAGCGCAGGTGTGTATGGAACACCCCTTGAGGACGCCTCGGTCTTGGATAACATCCTCGTAGCGTTCAACTCCAAGACCGGAACCAACAAAACCGATGCTGATACAAGTTCGATGGTTCTGTACGTGGGGAACAAGAACACGGCAGACACCATCCATGCCAAGATGCAGGGCATCCTTTCGTCAATGAACATCTACTATGACGTATTCGATGCCTACGCGGGGCAGTTCCATACCGCTATACGTGGAACCATGGAGACTCACGATGCTAATGCACACATAACGGGGGTCTCTGCCAAGCTCTCATTTGTTGATACACCAACCGTAGCGAAGGGGTGGCTTACCGCCGGTCTGTTCATCATTGAAGGGACGGGGACGGTCACTCAGATGTGTCACGGTGTCAGTATCGTCAATGAGGCTGGAAGTACCGGTGCTCAGTCAATGCTCCACCTGAACGATAATGTTGGAACTGTTCCATACTTCTCGTTTGCTGGTGCAGATGGAACTGGAAAAGGCATCTACACACACACAGCAGCAGGTACTCAGCTCGGAACAATCAAGATTCTGGTGAACGGCGTCGCAAAGTGGCTCCCGTTCATGCAGGCAGAATAACCTTTTAATTTTTTCAGAGGCGATGAAGGATGAAGGTAGGTCTTACAGTACCGGAGAGATTGATTACTCTGAGTGTACTTCCAAAGGAAGGGAGTTTCGTCACTCTCAAAGTCATTCGGGAACTCAAGTTACGGCTCGCCATGACATCTGAAGAAATTCAGAAGTGTGATATTGTCGAGAGGGATGGTCAAGTGCATTTCAATGCAAAGGCACATGAACTAAATGAGTTCGAGTTCGACACCATTGAGCTCGACCTAATCAGGAAGTCCCTGACCAGACTTGACGGTCAACAGAAACTCAACGAGGAGATGTTCACTGTTTACGAAAAATTCTGTTCCTAATTTTTTGAGATGAGAACATGACATACGTGACATCAGTTGAGATTGAAACATTCATGGGGCTACACCACCCCGACTTCATGATTGGAAACCAGCCCATGACGAAGCCACAGTGGATCAGCTTCACCGAAGAGAATGTACCGAGGGTTGCGCAAATTCTCCATCGGTACTGCAATGTCCTGACTTTCGACCTCGCTGATGCCAAGTCTGCTGTCGTTGAATATCAGAGTGGAAGGGGTGCCACAAACGACGACGACAAGACATCAGAATACACGGACACTGACATAACATTCTTCCTGCGTCAACTCTACTACACCGACGGCACGCATGCCGCTGTGGTAGTTGAAGAGGATATGAACCCGAAAACTTCGGTCCCGGCCTGGACGACCCGTACCGTCCGGTCGGCTCTTGTTGCTGGTGACTACGAGGTAATAACAGACCGGGAGCTGACCCTAGTAGTCTTCCACAACAACATTCCTCTCAAGGGCAGAACCAACGTCAGGTTCACATACTATACCGGCTACCTCTCGACATCACCGGAGTATCAGGACTTGAAGCTTCAGGTACTCAGGATGTGCGAGAACCTTCTCCTGCTGAAGAAGAAGGTGCAGGAAGCCGGCTCTATCCGTCGGCATGGGGTTAGGGACTACTCACAGATGTTTGACATCTTCAATGAGTCAAGTATCCTCACGACTCAGGTAAAGGAGTCGCTCGAAAGGTACAGGCGGTTCCCGTTCCCGTATGGCACAGTGTCGTTCTGATGACCATAACAAAGCTGGAGTTCACAAGCGATGACCTTGGCATACAATCTTTTGATGCCGTCGTTGTCGATAGGGCAAGGAAGCACGTAATAGATAACCTGAACGCTGTGACAACGGCATGGTCAGATAACAGGACACGTATTCAGGAACGGATTGAAGAGAACCGAAACCCAAAGCACCCACCGGGAAGAAGGGATTACACCAGCATTGTTGATTCAAACTTCTTCATGAGATTTGAGAAAGGAAACATCATCATCACCAATTCGGTATATGAGGATGCCGGGCAGTTCCGTATGCTCTACTATGGGAACGGGGACGGCCTGATAATCCCTCGGAAGAGCAAGGTTCTGAAATTTTATTCACGGAGGTATGACGACTGGATTTATACCACCTACGTCAACCCCATCTCACCTCATATCATCCACACATTCCAGAGGGATATTAAAGATGCTATTGTCAAGGGGCTCACCGAAGCAGCCTATGAGATTGAGGTTGAGATGAGAGAGTCGATGTCGGTTGTTGCAGCCAGAGAAGTTGAACACGACTTCGAGCTTGACCAGAGAGAGGCTCTTGAGACAATCCACGGTAAGCAACAGATAGAAGAGGAAGTGGAGGCCGAGCAGATTCCCATAGAAGACAAGAAGGAAATGCTTAGCACCGGCAGTATAGGTATCATAAAAAGTATCAGAGACGCAGTTGTAGGAGCACAAAGATGGCTACGAAAGATTTGGTAAACGATATTGTTGACGCGATGATTGCGAGAATCATAGCGAACCTCACCTCACTTGGGTTCTCAGCCGACACGATAACGCTGATGACAACAAACGGAGATACCGGCTGTGAGGAACGTGCAGAAGACCCAGCAGTTTTCGATAAGCTGAGGCAGTACGGGAAGTACCTGTACCTCGTCCCTCTTGCAGAAGGGCGGGACAAGATGACGATATATCCCAGCACTACTGACAAGGAGATGAAGCACAATCTCTCTGTCAATGTGACCGGGTACTACAATGAGACCGGGTCCACCCTGACAACCGCTCTCCGTATTGTCAGAAATTACGGGTACAATCTGGTTGACCTGTTCAACGGTGATGACAATGCAGTGGGTCTTGGCTTCTGTACTGCATTTGAGCTTGAGAACGGGTACTTTGAGGACAAAGACCAGATCATCCACTCGTTCAATGTGAAAGTCTATGTCGTATCTCTCGAAAGACACGCATAGGGTTATAAATGAGGAGAACTGAAAAGACTTATAAAAGGGGGTAAAAAACATGGTAACAAGCACAACCACCTATTTCGGCAACAGGGCAAGGGCCTATGTTGGTGTTGCCGGTTTCACTCCGGCACTGGCTGACAAGCTTGCCGTCACACGCGGTTTTGAGGTGAATGTCACCTTTGAGAACGCAGAGCTGTACGGTACTGATTCAATTAAACGTGCAGACCAGGCACGGCATACGCTCAAGATTGATGCAAGCCTGAAAGGGTGCAAGTTCGACCCGAGCACATCCGGCACAGCGAACCTGATGCACATTCTCATGCACGCACTGAGTCCCACTACCGGGGCTATCACATCGAGCATTGAGGACACGAACACCATCCAGCTCTTCGATGTGTACATCTTCTTCTATGGGAGTGCAAACCCGACTGACAACAAGGTGCAGATTAAGGTGACAAGCGCCTATATCGAAGGCGTTCCCATTCCCTTACCGGAGAACGACTATATCACGATGGACTTGAAGTTCCACGGCACGGACTTCTCACTCGTCAATAATACGTCCGAGCCAGTGGCGTAGGTGGTACTGCCATGTCGGCTACCACCTTTTTCGGCAATCGGGGGAGGGCTCTCATAGTCACTGGAAGTCAGGTACATGACTCCTCTACTGACTTCACAAACGGGGGTACATCGGTCGCAAATTGTGATGCGATAACGAAGAACAATTATCTCTACAATCACACCGATGACACAATCTGGCAGGCAACCCCCGTAGCATCCCACGCCTCAACTACGGCTACCCTGTACTATGGGTATCTGGGAACGACCCGGTCAAGCATCCCGGCATGGAAGCTCAACCTTGAGACTCTGGCAGTGCTCAGGGGGCTTGAACTCACGTGCTCATGGGAGAACGCAGAGCTGTATGGTACTGACTCTATCAAGAGAGTTGACGTAGCCCGGCACTCTTTCAAGAACGAGTTCAAGTTACGGTTCTCAAAGTGGGACGTGGGTGTTGCTACTGACTGGATGCAGCAGATTCTCATGTCGGTAACCAGCCCCACCGATGGCACAGTTGAAGATGTGAACACCCTATACGCTCCTTATGTCATTCTCTATATCACCGATGCAAATTCGGTTGAGATGGAGTTCTTCATGAAGGATGCGTATTTCAAGGGGCTGCCTCACAACCTCCCGGAACACGATTTCGTAATCAGGGAGCTCGAAGGGGTAGCAAGCGACGTACGGATTAATTCATACACGAGGTTATAACTATGGACGGAACGCAGGCAGAAGATGAGTTGAAAGTTGAAGAGATGAACGCTATCGCTGAGCTTGAGCAGGTCAGGCAAATCATCTCACGGACAAAAGGACAGACAAAGGAAGTAATGGTTGGAGGCATCCCCGTCAGGATCAAGGCGGCAATCCCCCGACCACTCAGGTTGAGACTTGAGAGGGCTGCACAAGAGACAAAGAACGAGGAAGCCGACCCGGAAGAGTTCGACGATGAGATGTATAAAATCATGTCAGAACTCTGTATGGATGAGCCGTGGACGAACCCCCAGGTCTGGAAGTACATCGACAACGAGACCGGAGAGACACCGAAGGTCTTCACCCAGATAATGACGGAGATTTACAGTGATGAACTGAAACTCCAGAACTTTCGCAAAAAGCGATGAGGCTCTGGCGCTGCTCGCAAAATGCGAGTTCCTCGCCTGTACCCCATCGGAGTATGCAGAGAGAGCGACCAACCTTGATAACATATTCCTGAACAATGCAATATCAGAACGCAACGAGAGGATGAATAAAAATGCCGTACGACGTTAGACTGAACCTTGGCGAAATAAGTGGTGTCACCAGAGAGCAGGCCAAAGACATTGAGAAGCTCGTCAAGAACATTCAGACTATCAGGACTGCTGAGAGCCAGATACACATTCTCCGACAGCAGGACAAAATCATCACCGGCAAGCTCATCAAGGATCAGGGGACTCTCACCGATAAAGAAATCAAACGAATGGGTGTACGGAGAAGGTCAATCGAAGAACTCCTCAAACTGTCGAAGCAAACCGGCATGAAGTCGTGGACTGGCGGTATCACGACATTTCAGGCCGGCTCAACTCCTATGGTCGGTCCCACTCCAAAAAGGACATGGAAGGACACAGTCAAGGAATCGGCTGTCGGGTTCAAGAAGGGGCTCGTTGACAGCGGGTTCCTTGGCGGAATGGGAAAGATTGGAGCTGCTGGTGTAGCCTTCGGTGCCGGCCTTGCAGTGTTTGAAACGATGTCAAAGAACTCAAAGATTCTCTCGACAGTCATGGACACTATCGGGCGGCTCCTCGGCCTGTTCCTTGACATCATCTTCCTGCCGATGATGCCTATATTCATCTGGATTATCAGGGGTATGCACTTCCTTCTCATGGGTCTGCTCAAACTGGAACGGGCTCTTGGCCAACCACTCTCCCTTGCCTTGTTAGGCACCGGAGCGCTGCTCGCTGCTATCCTTGGTGGGAAGGCTATTGATATTGCCGTGAACCTTCTCGCACGAGGAGCAGCTTGGTTACTGAACGCTCTGTCCGGCCTGTCCATTCCAACGATAAACATTCTTGCCAGTGTCGGTCTGGGGCTCATCATCGGAGCTGCTGTTGTAAAGATTCTTGAGGTGACCGGAGCTCTGGATGCCATCTATAACGCCGGGGAGAAGATACGCAGGGACAACTCCGCATGGTTCCAGAGCATCTATAACAATGCCGGGATGGCAGGAAACGCCCTCAATGCAATGGCAGACATTATGAACGCCACGCTTGGCACCGGGTTCCTGACAAGCAAGAAGATGAGTGAAATCATCGCTTCTGGCCAGTGGAACGTTGAGACTGCCCAGAGATTGAAAGAGAAGTATGGCGCGAAGGTAGTGGCTGCTGGCGGCACCTATGGGGGGTATTATGTCGATAACAAGCGCATCACCGAGTTCCAGACCGGCGGTGTGGTCGAGAATACCGGAATCGCCCTAGTTCATAGAGGGGAGACCGTGATACCCTCTGGTGGTGGGAATATTACGCTCATCGTCAATGGCACCCTATTCAGGAGCGAAGAAGAGCTGTACCGGAATATTGCCGACAAGCTCCGCAGGGAGCTTTGGAGACAGAACGTATGACGTGGCAGATTTATCTCAAGAATAGCACCGATGCGATAGCTGTTGACCTGACAAACCTCAACACCGAGATTACACGGGACGGGACCAACCCCCTTATCCTCATCCCTCTCCCTGCTGACAGCTCATCGTCCGGTACTGCTGGTGGTGCTGAGGCGTTCGATTTGAAGATGATGACTGATACCATCAACGTCTCATTTGACCTGAGAGATGGCATCGGGTATCACCGTAACACCTCTGCGACTGTTGTAACAAATTATGAGAAAATCTATTACCTGTTCAAGTACGACCTTGAGAAGAAGCACTTCTATTGGGGTGATTCTGGCCAGTCAACAACAAAGTTCCATGTTGTCATAACGAGAGTAGCCATTACTTACTCAGCCGGGAAGAAGGACTACATGCCACGCTGCCAGTTGAGCTTGACAGTAGTGAATGAGGACTGAGTTGAGATGGCGCTTACCTCTGATTACACGGTGTACCCCAGAGGACTTGTTGCCGATGCTGGCAATACCGGGTGGTTCAGGGGATATGACAAGTCGTACAAAGCCACGGCTGCCGATAACGAGCCGACATCGTGGAGATGGAAGATTCACAGCTATGATGCAAGTTACAGTGTGACATTTAATACCACGAGTGACACCGTACTCCTGACAAACGCGAGTTCAAAGTTCAGCAACGGAGAGGCAGTGATGTTCCTTGCAGCTGGAACCCTCCCTACTCCGTTGGTAGAGACTACCGTGTACTATGTCATTGGTGTTTCCGCTTCCGACTTTCAGGTATCGTTGACCGTTGGTGGTGCAGCTATTGACTTGGGGGGTAGCCCGGCTGGTACAAATTATGCACTCCCAACATTCCTGACCCAGAACCCTCTGATGAGATTCCGGCCAGCAACCTCATTCACTCCTCTGCTCAGGTTCTATCTCAATGGAAGCGCATCGTCGCCAGACTATTACCTGCCGGCGTTCCAGACAACACCAAAGCAGAAACCAGCAGCATCAACAAACTTCGCACGTCTCTCCATCTTCCTGTACAGCGGAGATAATGGAACTGCCATCAATAAGCTCCATTCAAAGAGTACATACTTTGCCAACCACAATCATCTGACGTACACAGAACTTGATTTCACTGCCTCAATATGCCGGGCTGGTACTGCGAAATTCTCAGTTCTCGACACTGGTGATTCGACAACCACAGAACGGAACCTCCTTGCAGCAGAGACCAACGTGGCAATCATAGCCGGCAATAACGTGGTCTGGTCTGGGAAAATACTGAGGAGTATCCACTCGAAGGCAAAAGTGTATTCGGCAGCTTCTGTCGGAGGAACGTATGAGATTGAGTGCGAATCTGACATTGGGAAGATGAAGAACCAGAACATCAAGACAGCCAATGTCGGAGATTACAATGCACCAGTAGGGTATATCGCAGAGAAGATTATTGAGCCCAATGCAGCCACCAATATTGACTGGCGCGGGCTCGTTGAGGACTCTTTGATTGCATGGGACGGAGCCAGGGTGAAGTACTCAATCACCAGTGCCGACATGTACACTCAGCTCATGACTCTCCACCAGCTCGCTGACTTCGATTGGAGAACGAGAAACAACTTCCTCCGTATGTCATACGGGGCAAGCGGGTACAACGCGACGACAAAGGTAATTACCGTCTCCAATATGGGGCCTCATGTTGCAGATGACCTCATTGGGGCATGGATACTCTTCACTAACTCAACCTTTGAAGACACTACGGCAAACAATATCGGCATCGTATCGTTCGGGAGAATCACCGACAGCACGACAACAACTCTCACCTGCACCACAGTTCAGAATAAAGACCTACCACCAGTCAGCAGCGAGAACTTTGTCATCCTTCGGGACCCGGTCATAGACATAGCTCCAGACCTGACCCAGACAAGCGTTCAGGCCACTTTCACGAACAATGCAGCCCGGTCAGCTTCGTTGATTAATGGTTACGAGTTCGACAACAAGACTGACAAGAAAACCCTCGCAACAAAAATCATAGCGAAGGGGAAGGACTGGCTCACCGGCAAGACAATCACCTCAAGCGGCTCAGCTACGGTGCCATGGAATAACACATCGCTGTTCTTCGACCATGCAGGATACATCACTTACAAGACCGAGGGATACGTGAAGGCCGGTGCGAATACTGACTCGTACCTGTATATCTATGGCCACGGCTATGCCCTGCAAGTCAATGACCTTGTTGATGTTCTCTATTACGATACTGCCGGGGTATTGCAGATTGAGTCATTCCACCTTCACGCCGTCGCCGAAATCACCGATGAGGATGGAGCAGACCTCACAAAACTTCAGCTCAATGCGGCTCTCTCCCACACGTACCCAGTTGGTACTATTATGACGTGCAGGAAAATTTACGTCAACACGGCGAACGGGATACCCACTGGTTCAGAGAGCCGGGTTGGTGACGAGAACATTACCTTCAGTGCCGGAGGCACCGACACCGTTTATGGCCCATACCTGACAACAACTGGTGTTTCAGACCGGGGTGAATCGTCAACCCCCGTGTATCCTCACCAGACAGGATGCCTGATTATTGATGCCCAGTACACAGAAGCCGTTCCGCACGCTGGCTCTCCGGTCAGCGACCATGGCATTATCACGAAGACCTATACCGTTGACCAGATAATCACAAAATCAGACCTGGACGTGTACTCATCTCACAATCTCATCGCCCAGTCAATCTATTACCGGAAGGCTACCTTCTGGTGCTTTATCTATGACTGGTACAAGTCTGACGTAAAGTTGAACGGATTTGAGCTCTATGATGCTTCATTCATTCAGGAGGGTGACCGCATCTGCGTCCTTGAGAAGAGCGGAGACTCAAACGATTCCGACCACCAGTGGCAGGTCATGTCCTACCGTTATGTTTATGGGGAAGGAAAAATCTATGTTGAACTAGGAGACTATGAGATGAACGTTAACACCATGATGATGGATAAGACAGCAGCATTGAACCAGACAATCACATGAGGGAAAAATGGGTGACGACGAAGTTATTGATTTGGGAAAAAGACTGGCGAATTTTGAGGGGAAGATTGACTATATCGTAAAGACCGTCGATGAACTTAAGGATTGCCAGACAGCTCTCAACACCTGTGTCACCACACTGAAAGTCGATATTGCCGGCAGGCCATCGAGAGAGAGACTTGAAAAAGCTCTTGATAAAGTCCAGACCCACGACACCTATTTCGTACTCATGGGTGGTGCCTTGATCCTGTTCGTTATGTGGGTATCCGGGTGGCTCGGAGATGTCATTCGCCTGTTCATCTCAAGGCTCTGACTCACTCTAATTTCTTTTCTCTCCCTGTTTCTGGTTGTATTCGTGAAGTAATGCCACAGCATCTCGTTCCGCGTTATTTTTGAAACCGAACGCTGCCCAAATGGTCACTCTCAAGCACTCGTCTGGGTGCTCTCTTAAAAACTCTATCCACGATGGGTTTGTAAACGCAATATCAATATCGGCCATTATCCCCCCCTTTTTAAGGTGTTCGTATTGCCGTCGTGCTCGTGTTCAACGTGACAGTCCGCGCACGACAACCTCATCTTTCCCTGCGGTATGAGCTCTCTCCAATGCTTGATAACAACATTGCCCGGCAGCCGATGAGCATACTTCGGCTCGTTGTGGTGAATCTCAAGATGGTCGGTTCTTTCGCAGTACATACACTTCCCTCCGAGAGCATTGACAGCCCACCCTCTTATGAGCCTGTACCTCTCCCGCTCACATTCTGCGTGCCGGATGGCCTTCAGCTGCTTCTTTGAGAGAAGTTCATCCATCACTCACCTCACACCAGAAATACAGCCTTGATAAAGCAACGGATTCTCACCCAAAGAGCGCGAATGAACAGCCACGGCTCGGTCGTCCAGACGATTTTATGGGCCGCTTGTTGTCCGTGATATAGACGGGCTTTTTCTTCTGATGGGTGAAGTCTGCATCAACCATGTTCTGACTCATCGACAATCACCCACTTCCCGTCCCGGACTTCTTTTCTGGGGTGGTACTTCCTGCGCCTTTTTTTGTTGTAGCGGTTTTGCTCTCGTTGTCGCTGTTCTTTCCCGTAGACGAGGTTCTCTCGTTCCGCTTCCGGCTTGCAGCTCCAGCAAACGTCTCCCTGTGAGCAATAATGACCTTGTTGTCGGCATCGAGGACACAGAACTTTTCCCTGAAATTCTGCCCGGTTGCACGGCACGCACAGAGGGTAACAGCCTGCCTTGATAAAGTCGAGGTAGTTGCACAATCCGCTCCGGTAGTCAAATCCCGAAGGATGGGCAACCACTTGGGGAATATTGCCGCACCAGAAGCAACCTCCCTGTGCAAGGGACAAGAACAGAGCTCGAAGGAACAGCCACGGCTCGGTCGTCCAGACGATTTTATGGGCTGCTTGTCGTCCGTCGATTCTGATGTTGTCCGGGCTTTTTGTCTGGTGTATGGTTGGCATGTATCGCACAGTTCCGATTCTATCATCGTTCACCCCGTTGTGACCGAATCAGCATGACTGCTGCTTGAATGCCCTCTGCCATTGATTCGATTGCATCGAGGGCTTTGATAACCTCTGGTGTCAGTGGTATCACCCGTTCCGGTTCTGCCGGTTCTGAGAAATACCGGCATAAATGGTCTCCTTTAGTCGACGGTCTGTGGTTGCATCGTTCGTTCTCCCATCTACATCCACTGCAAGGTTTTGGATGACACCCATTACAGATAATAGGTGGTCTTTCCGGTTCTTGATTTTTGTAATTTTTGTCACACCCCATGCAGGTAGCGAATGTTGACCGAGCACAGTCCTTCTCATAATCGCAGAGTTTCTTTTTAGTCATCTCACCACACTCCATCGTGGAAGTACGTTCTGTTGCATCCCGGGCATGTCGGGTCAACATCGAGCGTCACTCTGACCCAGTTGTGAAGTGTTCCGTCTTCAGTAATCCCGGTCACGACCTGAGCTTTCATCCCGTGAGCTCTCAGCATCTCTGCGAGAATCGTGCTCCTATCGGTACAGTCCCCGGTCTTCTCTCTCCATGCCAGCTCGGCACATCTCGGTAAGTAATATACCCGGTAGTTCCACCGTACAACCATCAGGTAATTATAGACCTTGAAGAGCGTGTAAATCTGGTCTGGACCGGATATGTTCGCTACGTCTTGCTTGATTGTTCCTGCTGAGACTGAGCTGACAAGCATCAGTGAGATGATGAACACGACAACGACCCTCATCATAGTGCTCATCTCACTCACTCTTCTTCTGACTTAGCATCATTCATTCCCTTCACCATGGCACGTATGGCTTCATTCTCTCCGTCTTTGAACCCGTATGAGTACCCGATATACCATGCAAGGAACCATGCGAACAGGAACCCTCCGACCCCGGCTGCTATGATGGCCACAGCTGCCCATTCTGCTTCCATACCTCACTCCTCAAGCATCCGCAGGGGGTCAACAACCTCAATGCACGTCCCGAGCTTTTCAATCGGGACTGAGATAGAGGCCGATATGTTCGGTGGCCTCCACGCTTCATCGGGAATGGTCAGGTCAAGTGCCATAAAAACCGTTGGGATGGCTTTGGAATACCTTGATTGCCCTACCCGCAGTGGTTCAATTTTTGGTACGGTGTGAGCGTCAACCTTGACCTTCGAGCCGTCCTTTCCAATGCGGAGATAGACCTTTGTTTTCACTTGCATTACCTCCTTTTTATTGGTGCCGGGTAATCCCTGCACCATAGTATCCTATCCTCACTGAGGTCATAACCGGCCATGTTGTTCTTGAAGAACATCGGTATCTCGTTGTCAGCACATGCCGAGGCAATCTCATAGACCCATTTCGGCTTCGGAAGCAGCTTCTTCCGTCCGGCCAGACCGCCGATAATGACCCAGTCAATACCACAGAGCAGCTCCGTGAGCGTGGCGTGCTTCCCCACGCACCCGAGCAGCGGTTCAAAGGATATGAACTTCTTGCTGACTCTGTTAGCACATTTGAGCGTCTCTATCCTGTGTCGGTCTTCCAAAGATGTGACGGAGACACCGAGCCAGACGTTTGTAGGTGGGATGCTCCCGGTCATGTTCTCTGGTTGTTTCGTCAGGACTAGGAAGATGTGTTCGGGAAGCCTTGAACAGACAACGTAAATCTGGTGCCTCCATATCGGATATACGGCCTCATCGTACAGGTCTCCCATTGAGTCAAGGAAGACGAGCTGAGTTGACCTCTCACGTGAGAGCACCTTTTCCATCTTGACGAGTTCCTTTGGGAAGAACTGCGGGACTCGGAAGTCTCTGTCCGGGTGGAACCTGGCATAGTTGTCTGCCGCGTAGCACCATTCACAAGGCTGATGCTTCCCGTTGACGACAGGGCCTTGACAGCCCTTCTCTGGATTTGACGACCAGTCGCACCAGTCAATAGGGGTTTTCTGCATTGTTTACCACTCCTTGGCAAGCCATTGTGTGAATCTGATCCCAACAGCGAAGACAACAAAGAAAAATCCGACAAGGATAAGTGACCCAACGACGATTGAAATGATGTCACCTTGAGGCCAGCCCCACGGTATTACTTTCTCGATCGCTGAAAAATCAGGGAGTTCGTACATCAATGTTCATCCTCCGGCATACTTCCTTGTAACGACCATCCATCTGTTTGTCCACGACTCGTTTCACCCGTCTCACCTCACTCTCACTTCTGGCTCTTCCAGAGGTGTCAAAGTAAGGACAGAGAACCAATGTCACCTCTCCATATATCCGGCAGATGCGCGGACGACGCGAGTAGATTGAGCAGAGCTTCGTCTGACGAATGAGGAAGGGACAATGATAGTCTTCGGTCTCAGCGAATACAAAAATGGTGGGGTCTTTATCGCTCATCCGACATTCGGTAACCTTTGCCGGCTTGACCTGAAGCAGCCCCTCTTCAACAGCTATATAATACAGGTCTTTCTCAAAGGGGATGACTCCGCAACATTCCCCACAACCGGGTTTGCAGGCCATGACAATCACTTCATCGGGTCTTCCTGCTTTGGCGGGACCTGGACTGTTGTACCGGTAAGAATCTTCTGGGCGACAACCCGCCTCTTGCGGAAGTTGCCACACGGGTCTGAGCTGAGCCTGTTCTTGAGCTTCAACGCTCCCCAACAGCTCTCGTCGTATTCACAGGATACACATTGTTCTTTCGACATCATCTCACCTCCTTCTCTGCCACTTTCTTAACGATTGCCTCTTTCAAGGCGTTCTTGAGACCGCCGTGTTCATCGGCGTTGATGAAGTTGGCAGCTCTCCCGCTCATTGCGAGTGCTGCATCCGTCTCCTGAAAGAACCCGAATGGTTTTCCTTCGGAGATGCGTTCTCCACCAGAAAGGTAGTTTCCCTCGTACAGTTTTATCTTGACGCCCTCTGCGTTCGAGAACCAGAACACTCCGGCTGAAGCTGCCACACTCCAACCTTCCTGTCTGGCAGCTGCAAAGATAACATTGAGGTCTTCAGCCTTGTTCCACTTGACAGTCCCCTGACTCGCCCTGTGTATGTAGTACTGGGCGAGAGTGGCGATGATCTCATCTGAGATTTTGTCAGACACTCAACTCACCGTTTGATTTGCAGGACTTCTCTGAGCCTGCTTATTGCCCCGTCAAGTTGGTCAATGACTTCGTATTCCTCTGCGGAGCAGCCAGCCGGTGTATCGGCTTTCCTGTTCAGCTTCCGAAGAAGTTTTGAGTCTTCTTTGAGAAGACCTCTTACCTCTTTCTCAGTCAACATGCTGGTCACCCAGTATATGACTTGATGCGAACGGCATCCTCAATCTTGTCGGCCAGTGCGCTGAGCTGACTGCCTGAGATTGGTGCAGTATTAATGACAATCTCCACACTTTCAGACCTGCCGAACGCTGCGGCTATGCTCTCACAGTCTACCCTGTCAAGGACGATGCTGATAAGCATATCAGATCACCGTCATAGACTCAATCTCGGCCAGCATGTCAACCCGTGATCGCTCGAACATCGGGATGAAGCTCAGTACCTTATCACTCCATCCCCCGATCTGGCAGACTCGCCCGTCATCCTTCGGGAACTGGGTTTCTCCATACTCGGAGAGGTCGAAGCTATACACGAAGACATTCTTGTTGACGGTCTGACGGTACTTGATGAGCCCTGAGTATAGGTTCTCATGGGTACTGAAGTGGGAGCCGTCGGTTGTCGTGTAGCACTGCATGTCGGAGAAGACAACAATCCGGTCAACGAAGACCTTGTTCTTGTTGAGCCAGTCCATGACCTTCCATGCCTCTGTGCCGTAGCCGTTGACATTGGTCATCAGCATCTTCCTGACATTGGTGAACATCGAGTCCCTTGAGTTGAGACTGACCGGAACGTGGTCTGTGGCAAAGACCGACACTACTGAGTCGGCTGCCTTCTTCTGCATGATAGCTCCGAACAGGCACCCGATTTCCTTCATGCTGATCTTTGACCGGGCTGATGGAGATGACGACATCGAGCCGCTGATGTCGCAGGTCACGAAGGTCTTTCCGCTGAACTCAGGAATGTTCTGCACGCTCAGCTCAACCGCATCAGACAGTGCAGCCAGGACTTTGCTGGCCTTTGCCTCGTGCTCAAGTTCCTTGTAGGCCGACACGAACCTATACGGGAACTGCTTGGACTTGGCAACCGCAACGGGGTCTCGGATGGATTCACAGACCATCTCAAGATGTTTGGGTGAGACGTTCTTATCGAGAATGTTACGGAGGTTTCTTAATATAGCCATGTAGTTTTTGACTTGTTTTACTTTCATAATACACCTCATATTCTTTTATGAGTCCTTTTTCAAGATAGCATATCATACTTTTGTTAGTTCTCCACCTCTATCCACATCTCAATCACGGACTCCCAGTTCTCCTTTGTGCTGCCCTTGGTGGAAATTACGACTTCCCACGTATCAGGAGCTGCGAGCGTATCCTCAACGATGTCCTTGAAGATAGCTTCCTGCCCCTCGTCCTTCGGCTTTGGGTGGCAGAGAGCCATAGCATCCTTGAGCTTAACCGCACCCTCCCGGTTGTACTTGGCGAACTGGTAGGCATCGAACTTGTTGAACGCATCGGCGACACCGAACTTGATGACCTGCGGGAGCTTCCCCTTGAAGGCTTTTCGTCTGGTGTTCTGCTCGATGACATAAGCGATGACCTCCATTATCTCATCGGCTCGCTGGATGGTGGCCGTGACAAACTTCCTCGCGTTGGGAACCTTGCCCTTCCCGGCGCTCATGCCGTATTCACCGATGAGCACCATTGGAGCCGTCCGAAGGTACATCTTCGTCCGGGCGTACAGGGCGAGCTTCAGGATGAAAGCCGGGTCCACCCCTGCTACCGCGTGGATAGCTTCTCTCAGCTCACGCTTCAGTTCCTTGCCGCTGGCATAGAACTGGTCTTCACCAATCATTGAGCTGACAGTCCTCAGCATGAGGTCTGTCTTCATGTCTGGCTTGAACGCAACACCGCCCTCTCGGTTCACGGTGAGGTCTGGGTGATTCTTCACCTTGTCAGACACATTCGGTTTCTTGTTCTGTCTCATAGTTCTCACTACCGAACGAAATTGTTCCTCTGGCTTTGCCTGCTCACCTCAAATGAGTGAGCTGAATCCAGTGGAGGGAATTGAACCCCCACCCTCCAAGTCGCCTGCTCTGCAACGGGAACCAACACGATCAACTGTTGGCATCATATCCTTCTGAGTTGAACTCGTCTGCATATGACTGCTGTTACCACCTTTGCAGGGGTACAGGCTTGGCGCACTACCAACACGTGCTTCACTGGAATATTCAAAGGGTTCGGGGTTCATCACTCGCACAATCCCCCCTACACCCATTGATAGCGCAGGTCGGATTTGAACCGACGTCTCAAGATTATGGGTCTTGTAAGAGCCCGGGCTTCTCTACCGCGCTACTGATTATCAGGGAGATGATGTCGATGACGGAGTTTCCAGAGAACGAAGTATCCGTCGTCTACGCAACCCTGAGGTGAATCAGATATGTACGCAACATTGCTCTGACTTCTGTTCATACATGGCTCTTCTCCATGTGGGCATACCGCCCTACGTTGCCGGGGGGATTTGAACCCCCGCCTCTCGATTACAAGTCGAAGTACCAGCCATCTACGCAACCATATTTGCGATGCAAGCCAGCAACATCAAAGAGTGGAGAACTCTCGATTGCTGGTGTTTTTAGCGCACTACCGGACTATGCCACGGCAACACTGTTAGGGAAGGAGATTGGGCGAGTACTGAGATTTTTTACGTCCGTTTGTGTTACCTCCCGGACGATGGAGTCGAACCATGAAGACCGAAGTATCAGTACCCTATGCAACCTTCCGAGGGTCAATTATCTCTTGTCATATGAGAGGGAGATTGGGTGAACCCGGTGTTTTAATCCCGGTATTACCCGAAGGCATGTGCCGGGAATTTCTGCAACGAAGTAACCGGGTTCTATGCAACCCTCTGGCTTGGTTTTTCTCTCTCTGAAGTCAGGAGAACAGGCGAGGAAAGTTTACTGCCCTTTCAGGCAATGTTATGTCAAGTAACGAAGTAGCTTTCCTCTACGCATCCTTATATCCTAATGGATTTTCAATACTTATAAATCTTATGATTCTTTCATGGGAGATTTTCTCCGATATACAGCCCCGTACTTATCATGAGTTGAGTGCTTGGTATGACCTATCTTAGTGAGACACCGACCCACAAGGCTTCTCTTGTAGATGTGTTTGAACTGCCCGAATGACTCAGGGAATATCTCATCGAGCTTCTCAATGATACCTCTCACCTTGATGAACTCAAGTGGGTACTCCCGGTCTGCAACGAGTCTGACATGTGGCGTCCACTCAACAACCTGACAGTTGTCAGCTCTGGGCTTTGCGCCTCCCCGTCCTTTAACTGTGGTTCTCATGGTTTCACCCGCTCGAACTCAATCACTTTCACAACGCGGTTGTCATCCCATGGCTCCGGCTCCCACGTGTGAGCTCTGAAAACCCGGTTGAACGCTTTCCGGTAGGTCTTGACCGAATCGTAACCTTCCTTATGGGCGTCTTCTTCGGTCATATCACCGAGTCTTTGCATATAGACCCTCATGATACGGATTGAAGCGAAAGCCGTCACGTAGAAGCTGGTCTTACACTGGTGAGTGGCTCCGAGATTGTACTTCCGGTTTCCAATCCTCCGTGTTGCAGTCTTCAACCACTTGGTCTTACCCAGTATCGGGTCAATGTGTTCTGGCTTAAAAAGTAACATAGGAACCCCACCTCAGGGGGTCAGGATTCGCCTTGCTTCAAGGCACTTCTGATGGGTTGTCATTCCACTCAGCTCATCGGTTATGACATCGGCAGCATCGAGTAGCCTGCGGAGAACGTCGTCTTTCGAGTCTCCCTGCTTGCCGTACTTGGCGAGCCGTTCATACGTCATTACTTTGGCAGCCACGTTCTTGTACTCGATTTCTTCTTTCTTTACCATGGCTACACCGCGGTCATCTTCTCGAATGGGACTGCCCGGCAATACTGCATGTGATGGTCATAGCAGTAGTGACGACCATCGCCCTGTCTCACGACGGAGCTATGCGTGCAGCCGGGAAACTCGCAGTTAGTCGGCTCATTGCTTGTTGCCGGGACCTGCGACTGTTTTTCCTGCTTTGGGTTGTCCTTTGTAGACGTTGATTTCTGCTTCTTGGGTGGCAATTACACCATCTCCTGCATAATGCGGGTCGGTCTTGCTCATCAGCATGCTGCCGAAGGGCATCTCAACGAGCGGGTCTTCAACCTCGCTCAGCTCAAACTTACACAGGTACAGGGCTCCGCAGCTACACTGGAAGACTATAATATCTCCCAGCTTACCTCTGCGGTAGTACCTGCGCCCGTGACATGTATGACATCGTGGGTACATCTTTTCACTCTCTTGAGATTGAGATGAAGTCTCCTTTGATAGTGACTTCTGGTTTTCCGATTCCAAAGTTCATTATCATCCCCCCACACTCATATTTTGAGGGGAGGTTATCAACTCTGAACTCACGGGGAATGAAAGGTCACGGTCGTTTGACCTGCCACCTGAACCTGCCCTGTAACCTGAACCTGTTGCTTGGCTGACTCTTCTTTTGCACGCAGGCCCTTGATAGTCATAGTGCCACGGTTCGTAACGGTGACTGTTTCAAAGTCAACGCCCTGGCTCTGGATACCATTCAGGGCTGCCGAAATATCCCGGATGCGGTTCCGTGTGATCTCAAGTCCTCTGTCCGCTGGCTTTCTCTTCTGGGCTGTAGGCTTTGTTGCCATACTTGTAAGATTTGTAAGTATTATAAGATAAGGATTTCTATATCATCTTGTCTGGCAAGACAATTTCCCAGATCGTCTAACCTCTTTCTCATACGATTCCACGTCAAATCTCTCAACAGCTTTCTTGATGATCCTACGGATAACCTTATCCCCAACAATTTCAACGTTGAGAATCCATTCGGCCTCTGCAACAATAGAATCAACAAGCCCACATACCGGGGGTTTTCCAGTTTTCTTGAGGTGATAGAGCAGCTCTTTCTTCTCTATCATAATATGGTCGTAAACTCTTTTGCACTCGCTTGGGAGCAGTTCAACCAACTTCCGCTCCGGGGGGAAACCCAGAAGCTCAGTAGTAACTTCATACTGTCGCTCAATCTTCTGCTGGTCGTGGAGCTTTCTTGCTATACGTTCCCTCAGCTCTTTGTCTTCCTCTGGCCTTGATGACTGCATGTACATCTTGACGAGTGAGTTGATGAGCCCCGACGCATTATTTTCACTCTCAAGAAACTTATCCACATCGTTATCAAGAGTGATGCTCCTGACTGTGGTGGTTCTGCCTTTTGGACGTCCCATTTTAAGATTCCTCCATAGATATTTCTTCTTTTTTGGATAAATATTTATCCATACTTATTGAAAGACTTGAAAGATTTATAAGGAGATTTTAGAGATAATATTGATATTGATATGGATACATATCTATTGATATTCTGATAGAAGGTATAGATAGATAGATAGATAGATCAAATAATCGGTGTAAAGGTTCTTCCACGGTCAGCCCTATCACCATATCTGAACACGGTGCCTTTAAAGTCCTTATTCCTGTAGGTCTTATTGCACCTGGGGCAGTGATACCCTCTTGACTGAAATGTGTCCATGGTTTGCCATTCACCGACCCAGTCGTACCAATCAATCGGGTACTGGCACCGACAGCACTTCTCAAACTTGTACTTCGTCAGCTCTTGTCGAGTGATAAAGACAACCCGCTCCTGCTTCTCCTTCTTCTCGTCGTCGGTCTTTTTCTTGCTCATAGGAGTCTCACCTCATTCCTGTTCAGGACAATCATAGTCGCTTGGCTCATCTTCTCAATGGCTGTATCAATCTCCATCTTCGGGTACTTCACCATCATCGCCGTGTAGATGTCAGACCTGCTGACCTTACCACCCATCGACTCAATGTAGTGCCGTATCTCACCACCAACACGCCTCTGGGCGAAGCTCATGGCAGAAACCGTCATGTCGATGTCATAATTCCCGGTCTTCGCATCGTAGGCCACCTCCCGCAGGCAGGCATCAACGATATTGATAGCAGTTTGGGCATCACGCTCTTCAGCAATCGCAGAAAGCCTGAGCCGAGCTGACGCGGCGGTGAGCCGCTTCAGGTCTTCGAGCTTCCTGTGCGTTATCGGGACGGGACCACCTTCTTTCTGGCTGCCGCGTATCCTCGTGTAGTACTCCTTGATTTTCAGGTTGGCTTCTGGTGACAGCTTCGGTACACAGTTCTTCTTGGCATAGGCTATGTACTTCCTCATCATTGGGGTGTCAAGGACGGTCTTCACCTCATGCTCATCGTTCAGGATATGCTCGGCAATCTCATCGTCAAGGGATTCATCAGGAACGTCCTTCACAATAAATATCAGGTCGAACCGTGACAGGAGCGTTGGAGACATATTAATCTGGTCAGCAATGGAAGCGTAGTTGTCCCACCGCCCGGCCTTCGGGTTCCCAGCTCCGAGTATCGAGCACCGTGTCAGCAGGGTGGTATTCAGGCCGGCCTTGGCGAAGTCAATCTTCTGCTGCTCCATCGCCGTGTGTATCCCCTTCCTGTCTTCCTCACCCATCTTATCGAGCTCGTCAATAGCGCAGAGCCCCATGTCAGCCAGCACCAGAGCGCCGGCCTCGAGCATCCACTCATCATTGATTCCTTTTACCGCGGCAGCCGTCAGGCCAGCTTTGGAACTCGAAGTACCGGAAGCTCGCACACCACGGGGTGAAATTCTGGAGGTAACTTCAAGTAACTGTGACTTAGCTACTCCGGGGTCTCCCAGCAGGAGCACATGAATGTCTCCCCTCACTCGAATATCTGCCCGTTGCTTTACCACGCCCCCCATGAGTTGAAGGGTGATAGCCTTCTTCACCATCTGGTGACCGAAGATTGACGGTGCTATGCTGGACGAGAACGCATCGAGTATGTCAGGACGGCGGCTCAGCTCAAGTATCGTCTTCTCATCTTCAGAAGAGATAACGATGTCAGAGTACGACTGTTCTCCCATCTCCAAAGACCACGCATGAACCACCGGCTCAACAATCAGGTCCTTGTGGTGTTTCTGCTCGGCCTTCAGTATCCCATTTACCACCACACGGAAGCCACTGTTAACAGTGTTACACATCTCTTCCTGAAGTTCAACAGTGATGGCGTAGGGCTGTTCAGCAGCTCTCAACCCCTCATGGAACTCCTGAACCTGAATGTACTGGACGTTCATGTACCGGGAAGACATTGTCATAATCTCCCACATCGTCCGGGCATTGCAGCCCGAGCAGGTGCCGGGTTCCCTAAGCTTGAACTGTGTTTGAGGAATTGTCACCCTCGTCGCGCAGCTCCGGCAGATGAACACGGCATCAAGGAGCTTCGGCTTGGTCTGGGATACCTGTCTCACCAGTCCCTCAAATGTAATGAGAGTGCCAATCTCATGCGACCTCAGCTCACGGATAGGTGTCAGCTTCGGAAGGTGGATGAACCGCATCCTCACGTTCTTGACCATTGACTCTCGCTTCTTCTCGTCAATGACACGGCTCTTCAGTAGCTCAGCAAGACCGTCACGGAAATGGTCAGACCAATGAGAAGGTTGGGTCAGGAGATCATCAGCTATCCCGATACCGACTTTCCCGTGTTTCTCGATGTCCCGGTAGTCCACTAGGATATGAGTCTTTCTCGGAAATTCGAGTATAAATTCCTCAACTTCCTTTTTACAGTATCGGCGAAGGACTGTCGCTGTTGTCTCATAGATTTCTGGCAAGGTTCACCCCCGGTATTGTCCCTGATATGGTACAGGAACAGGTTCGTTCTCTCAAGCTCGGCGTGTATATCGTCGAGCCTCTTGTAATAGAGCTTCAGAAACTTTGTGTGTTCCTTCATTTCTCTCAGTATATCTTTCAGCTCATCGGTCATTACAACCTCAGTAAAAGATATGGTCAATGCAGGAATGTTCCATATTGAAACAGACCTTGCCGTTCGGAAGCTTCGACTTGAAATAGGAAGGGTAGCGGTCATCTTTCAAGTGGAGTCCAGGCTCGTCACCAATAGCATAGCCGAGGTTCTTCTCAAGTGCCTGCCGCGACTTTGCATCAACCATTTTGCAGAACGATGAGTGCTTTATCTGCCGCTGGTGGTCGTAAATGAATTGAAGAAGGGTCACGCTTGCAGAACTGCATGTGAACCTGAGGGTGGGCTTCATTTCCTCACCAGCACTGAAACAACCTTCGAGTGGCAGATAAGACCACACCTTTTCGATACGTCGCGTACCGCTTGGGACTTGTACTCGTTGCAGTCCTTTTTGTTGTCGCACGTCCCACAGTTACATTCGTGTGCCGTCACAAAATCACCATCCACTCTTTGCAGTAGGTGATGAGCTTATCCCACTCGTCAAGTGGAGCTCCCTCAATGAACTGCCTCAGCTCAGTCGGTGTCGCTTCCCACGATAATGACCAGACAGCACGCTTGAACAGTTGCAGCACCGAGCCATCTTCACGACCAGAGAGCCGAAGGATAATCGACTTCCGACCGGGCATCCTTTGTGCCATCAATCGCCCCCGTAGCAGAGCGCCTCTTCTTCCTTGAACCTTTTTACAATAAAGTCGTGCAACTTTTCCTTAGTTGATTTTCTCGCAGCAGACCTCGCAGCAGACCACGCAGACCACGCAGCAGACCTCGCAGCAGACTCCGCAGACCACGCAGCAGACTCCGCAGACCACGCAGCAGACCCCGCAGCAAACCACGCAGCAGACCACGCAGCAGACCACGCAGCAGACCTCGCAGCAGACTCCGCAGACCACGCAGCAGACCCCGCAGACCACGCA